ATGTACGGTTCCGTAGGCGCTGCCTAAGGAAGCAGGGGGAGGGGGAGAGGGAAACTTCTTCCCCTCTTTTCTTTTTGATGGTATATAAGACCATCTAGGTAATTTTACTCGCACCGACTGGCCTAGCAGACGTAGTAGAGACGGTGTGAGTTGGTGCTACTACACGGAGATATTCAATGGCGAATACAACCTTTTCAGGTCCAGTAACCTCACAAAACGGCTTCATCGGTGACGTCACCGGTAACATCACGGGCACCGTTACGGGCACCGTTGTTCAGCCAGTCTCGGCTGTTGCTGCTGCCGGTACTAACCTCGCAACTGCCGCAGCCCTTTCGAATGGCGTTAACGTCGTTTCGGGCGCTGATGGCACCAAGGGTGTCAAGCTGCCGACGGCTGTCGCCGGTACAACTATTACGGTTTATAGCTCGGCTGCTACTAACGGTCTGGTTGTCTATGCGAACACCAGCGACACCATTAACGGTTCGGCTTCGGTGACCATGGAAGGTCAGACTTGGCTTCAGTGCATTGCGACCACGGACGCTGTTTGGCTGACAACGATCTTCACTGCTAACACCTAATCGGTAACCCTTTAGAAGGAGAAATCCGATGGCAATGCAGACAGACGTCAAATCCACTAAGCCGCTGGCTTCGACGGGGTTCTTTAAGACGCAGGCTGACAACGACATGTCGTTTCGTTCCCGTATTAAAGGCATTTATGCCTCTTGCGGTGCGTCGGCTGGTTCGGTTGTTATTTCTGATGGTAATGGTGGCAGCACGCTGTTCACTATGGCTACCCCGACGGCAGCCAGCACTGGCTACGTGTATATCATTCTCCCGGATCAAGGCATCCTTGCAGAAAACGGTTTGTATGGTACGGTGACTAACACTGCTTCCGTAACCATTTTCTATGGGTGATATATGCACGCGCAAAAAAGCTACGATCTGTCCGGTAAGAGCCTCTTCATCGCTCTTCCGGCCTATGACTTCAAAGTTTCGCTGAAGCTGGCGGTTTCGCTGGCTAAATTCTCACGCGCTTCTGCGGAGCATGGGATTGATATCCAGATAGGGAGCATCTGCGGATGCTCTGTGGTATCACGGGCTCGTAACCTTTTGGCGAAGGACATGTTGGAGTCGAAGTGCGACTATTTGTTGTTCATCGACTCCGACATTAATTTTGAACCCGACGACATCTTCCGCCTTATGGCGTGGGGCACAGACCCCAAGAAGGGTATCGTCGCGGCAGTTCCGCGTACGCGGAATGAAAGCAAAGTCTACATCGCTACGCTCGATTATGACGAGAATGGGGACCTTACCATGAACGGTATGGGCCTTGTTCGTGCAAAGCGCGTGGCAACTGCCTTTATGTTGGTGCGTCGTGAGGTCTTTGAGACCCTCGAGAACGAGCACCCGGAGTGGGCTTATTATGATTCGAAAACTGATCGCACGCTTTCGTGCATGTTTGACTTCGAGCTCTCGGAAGAAGGCTACATCGGAGAAGATTTCCTGTTCTGTGACCGTGTCCGGAGTCACGGCTTCGAAGTCTGGATCGACCCAACCATAACCCTCGGCCACATGGGCGTGCAGGAATATGTCGGTAACTACGGCAACGATGTCCTGTACCCGATGGTGGTGCCTAACCAGAAGGTGGCGTGATATGGCTCGTAAACGGATAAAACGATACGATGATGGTGGCGAGATTATCGTCACTGGTAAGCGCGAAAACGAAGTCATGCCATTTGAGGGGCTATCCCGGGAGCGCATGATGCGTGCTGCTGCTTCGGGTGCTGATGCAGGTGGCGGAGGCGGAAGCGGCATCGGGATTATGGGTAACGCTCGTAATCAGCTTGGTGTTGGTAAGACCTATTCCCCTGTCGGTAAAGTTTATGGCCCGCGCTACACTGGCGACGGCTTCAGCGTGAGCGGTGGATATAACCCCAAGAGCAAAGTTGTCGGCGGACGTTACCAAGAAGAAGGCTTTTCTGCTGGTTTGGGCTATGATCCGCGCCGTAAATATGTCGGTGGCGATGTGTCGTTCAGCTTCAAAAAGGGCGGCAACGCCAAGAAAATGGCTAAGGGCGGCTCAACGGCCTCCAAGCGCGCTGATGGCATCGCCCAAAAGGGCAAAACGAAAGGGCGCATGGTCTAATGGCTAAGTCTCCTGCTTGGACTCGTAAAGAGGGCAAAAATCCCACTGGTGGGCTGAATGCTAAAGGTCGTGCCTCGGCCAAAAAGCAGGGGATGAACCTGAAGCCCCCCGTATCAGCTAAGCAAGCCAAAAAGTCTCCCAAGGCGGCTGCGCGGCGCAAGTCATTTTGCGCCCGCATGTCCGGGATGCCGGGCCCGATGAAGGACGAGAAGGGTCGGCCAACGCGCAAGGCCCTCTCGCTGCGTAAGTGGGACTGCTAGGATGGAGATGCTGGTATGGAACATCATTCTCAGTGGGATCGTTGCGGTGCTTGGCTTCATGGTGAAGGGTAAGTTCGATGAACTCGACCGTCTTGGCATCTTGCTCAACAAAACCCGGGAAGAGGTGGCGCGTGACCACGTCACACGTGCGGAAGTCAATCAAACGCTCGATAAACTCGCAGAGCGCATCGACAAGAGCATCCAACGCTTGGAAGCCAAGCTGGATGATATGAGGAAAGGCTGAGAAATGATTAGCTCAAAGAAACTTGGCCGCATGGTCACCGCCGATGTCGATAAGGCGTTGGCGAACATTGGCTCTGCGAAGCCGGAGATGAAGGACACAGGGGAACTGAAAGCTGCCGTCGCGCCCAAGAAGGCTGAGACGTTTGCTGAAGCGTTCCGTGCTGCTCGCAAGGAAGGCAAAAAGACTTTTTCATGGGCTGGTAAGCCGGGTACGACGTTTACCACTGATATGGCTGGTGAAGGCGCGAAGCGTCGGGCATCTACTCGTTCCTCGGGCTCTAAAACTGGTAGTGGTTCATCTTCAACTTCTAGCTCGCCGGTTGCGGACTTTTACACCAGCCAATACTCAAAAGTTAAAGGTAACGCAGCGAACATTCAGGGCGCTGGGCCTATGGCTACGGGTAAAAATAACGATAAGTCGTCCGATAAATCGGTGGCTAAACTCGGATCGCCAGTAAATGCGGGTCGTTCAAAAGGGTTTTTGTCGCGGCTTTTTACGAAAAGCGCAGATTCAGATTTTGCTAAATCCCAAGAACGGAAATACGGCAAGCGCACTCCGCTTCTTCTTGTTGGTGAAGAAGCCCGTGAAGCCAATCGCAAGCAAGGCACTATTGGTGGCAAAGCCAAGGGCGGTAAGATCGACGGTTGCGCCGTTCGCGGCAAGACCCGTGCAGGGCGTAAATAATGCCTAGCACGAGCGCCAAACAGGCTAAGTTTATGCGGGCCGTGGCGCACAGCCCGAAGTTTGCGAAGAAGGTTGGTGTGCCGCAGAGTGTTGGGAAGGACTTTGAGATGGCCGACAAGAAAAAGGTAAAGAAGTTTGGCGAGGGCGGGTGGGGTATGAAGCTACCTCGCAAGGACGATAGCAGCATTAAAAAATTGCCGACGAAGATGTCGCCTAAAGATGAAAGCGGCATCAAAAAGTTGCCAACCAAGATGCCGTCTAAGGATGGCAGCGGGATTAAAAAATTTGACGACGGCGGCGACGGTAAAAAGCCAGTTAAAAAACTGAAGGGTCCCGGCCCTGCTAGGCCGTTGGAGTTTCCGATCCGTGGTCGCAGCATCAGCATTCCGCTCGATGAACCCAAACCGAAGCCACGGAAGATTCCGCCGTCGTCGGGTAATGTAAAGACGACTAAAAATTTTCCCAGTCCTGCACCTGTCAGTTTTGGTAGTGCACGCAAGTACCGTGAGGACTTGAAGAAGGTTAAAGTATCACCCAGCGAAGGCCGTGTGATTGAAAGCGCAAACCGCTCGGAAGGCGGCGATGGCATGAAGAAAGGTGGCATGATGAAGAAAGCAACTAAGGCTGGCCGTGCAATGGTCAAGAAGTCGGCTGATACCATGGGCCGTGCAATGGTGAAGAAGGCCGGTGGCGGCAAGTGCTACGCCAAGGGCGGTTCGGTTTCGGCTCGCGCCGACGGTGTCGCTAAGAAGGGCAAGACTGACACTAAGATGGTCACGATGGCTCGTGGCGGCATGATGGCTAAGATGACCCCGCGCACTGAATATGGCGGTGTCGAGCGTCGTCGCGGCGGTAAGTGCTAATGCGCGAGTCTCGGGGTATGGGGATCATGAATCCCTCTAAAATGCCGAAGGCGAAGACTATTCGTCGGAAGGATAACCCCGACGAGGTAAAGGTCTATGCCAAGGGCGGCGAGTCCAAGGTCAACGAGGCCGGAAACTACACGAAGCCCGGTATGCGCAAGTCCCTGTTCGAGTCGATTAAGGCTGGAGGCAAGGGCGGCGCACCGGGTCAGTGGTCAGCCCGCAAGGCACAGATGCTGGCGATGCAGTACAAGAAGAAGGGTGGGGGCTACAAGTGAGCGGACTTGCTAAATCCCAGCAGAGCCTGAAGAATTGGACCAAGCAGAAGTGGCGGACCAAAAGTGGTAAGCCATCGACGCAAGGGCCCAAGGCGACAGGTGAGCGGTACCTACCTGCAAACGCGATAAAGTCCTTGTCACCTGCTGAATATGCAGCGACAACTAAGGCGAAGCGTGAGGGTAAGGCCAAGGGTAAGCAGTTCGTAAAACAGCCCAAAACCATCGCATCGAAGACGAAAAGGTTCAGATGATGGCACTCAAACCAGTCGATAAAAAATCCAACCCGGGCTTGGCTAAGCTCCCTACAGACGTGCGTAACAAGATGGGTTATGCTAAGAAGGGTGGCAGCACGAAGTTTATCCAGAAGGCAATCAAGAAGCCCGGCGCTCTTCACGAGCAGATGGGTGTACCCAAGGGTAAGAAAATTCCGGCTAAGGCGCTTGCTAAAGCAGCTAAGGCCCCCGGTAAGCTCGGTCAGCGCGCTCGGTTTGCGCAGTTGCTGAAGGGCTTCAAAAAAGGGAAGAAGTAAGTGACGACATCCGGCACCTCAACATTCAACCTTAACCTGAATGAACTGTTCGAAGAAGCCTTCGAGCGGTGTGGTGCCGAGATGCGCACGGGCTATGACTTTCGCACAGCACGGCGTAGCCTTAACTTACTGACAATCGAGTGGGCCAACAAGGGTATTAACCTCTGGACGCTTGAGCAAGGCACAATTGCCATGGTGCAAGGGCAGATCACGTATAACTTGCCGGTGGACACCATCGACCTGTTTGACCACGTGATCCGTACGCAGACGGGCCAAGCGCAGACGGACATCAATATCAACCGCATTAGCGCGGATACCTACCTCACGATCCCGAACAAAAATGCTCAAGGGCGACCTATTCAGGTATGGATTAACCGCCAATCGGGTGCGCAAAACCCAGCAAGTATCCAGTATCCGACGATTAACGTGTGGCCTGCTCCGGATCAGAACAACTACTACACTTTCGTGTATTTTCGCCTCCGCCGTATTCAGGACGCGGGAACCGGTGTGACGACGCAGGACATCCCGTTCCGTATGCTGCCGCCGCTTGTAGCTGGCTTGGCTTATTACTTGTCGCTCAAAATCCCCGGTGCGACTGAACGCTCTGCAATGCTGAAAGCGATGTATGACGAGGCTTGGCAGCAGGCTTCGGACGAAGACCGTGAAAAGGCACCGTTGCGCTTAGCGCCACGGCAGATGTTCTACTAAGGAGGGGCCGTGCCTAACAGGTTCGCCTCTGGTAAATATGCGATCTCCCAGTGTGATCGCTGTGGCTTTCGGTACAAGCTGAAAGAGTTGAAGTCGCTCGTCATCAAGACAAAGAACATCAACATCCTCGTTTGCCCCACTTGCTGGGAACCAGATCAGCCGCAGCTTCAACTGGGTATGTACCCGGTTGATGACCCACAGGCTATTCGCAATCCACGTCCTGATACGACCTACTGGCAGGCTGGTTTGACGGGTATTCGCACGCAACCAAACACGCTCCCAACCGAGGATGTAGACGCTTTTGGCACCCCGTCTGGAGGTAGCCGTGTTATCCATTGGGGCTGGGACCCAGTGGGCTTTCAAAATCCCTTGGGTTTATGGGGTCTTCCTGATACATTAGTAGCCAATGGTCAGGTTGGTACGGTAACTATTCAGACGACGGAGAACTAATATGGCTAAGGGCGGCAAGACTAACGAGCAGATGTTGAAGCTCGGACGCAACCTCGCCAAGGTGGCGAACCAGCAGCGCGAAGTGCGCAAGGTCCAGAAGGACATGGGGAAGGTCAACAAGAATGGCTGAGCACATGAAAGATATTGGCAAGTACGACCAGCCTAAGCCGTCGCACGAGCCCTTGGGCAACAATGGTTACCCGAATAACGTAGCGAATACGCAGACCGTGAAAACTCGCGGGACTGGTGCTGCGACTAAGGGTACAAACAGCAGCAAGAAACTTGGCTAATGAACTACGCTCAACTCGTCGAAGCCATTAAGGGTTATACCGAAAACGACTTCCCGGACACCACTGGTTCGGGAGGCATGACTTCGACTGAGCAGGTCAATACGTTCATTGTTAATGCTGAAGAGCGCGTCTTCAACACAGTCCAGCTTTTGGACCTACGCAAGAACGTTCTCGGTAACTGCACCGCCAATAATAAGTACCTCTCGGTGCCGTCTGATTGGCTCGCCAACTTCTCCATGGCTGTCGTTGACCCCGGCACGGGCTATTACGAGTATCTGCTCAACAAGGATGTGAACTACATCCGAGCAGCTTATCCGGGTCCAGATATCACCGGGATGCCGCAGTATTACGCCTTTTTTGACAAGGACTCGTATATTCTTGGTCCGACACCGGATCAGAACTACCAGATCGAGTTGCACTACTTCTATTACCCGCCATCAATTACTGAGGCGGGTACGTCGTGGTTAGGCGATAACTTTGAGAGCGTGCTCCTTTACGGTTCGCTGTTAGAAGCGTATACGTTCATGAAGGGCGAGCCCGATATCATTGCGCAGTATCAAAAGCGTTATGATGAAGCTATGGTCCTGCTGAAGCAACTTGGCGAAGGCAAGAACCGTCAAGACATGTACCGGACCCCACAAGTCCGGTATCCGGTGAGGTAATATATGTTGGATTCCGTAGGTACATTGATTGGTGGCGATGTGATGGTGATGACCACCGAGGGCCGTGGTTTCACGCCTGAGGAGATCGCTGAGCGCGCCCTCGATAAGATTATCCATGTCGGGAGCAATGCGCACCCCGCCATTCGGGACCAAGCAGAAGCATTTAAGGATAGCATCCGTCAGGTGCTGATCCACTACATGCACGAAGCGGTCCGGTCCCATAACGTAACTCTGGTGAACAAATTCCATCGGGCCGGGCATCCAGAGTTTATTCCCATTTTGGACAGTTAAGGAGACCACTCATGGCTATTACACAGGCTATGTGCACCAGCTTCAAAGCCCAGCTTTTGCTTGGTGTGCATGATTTCCGCCCTACGGGCGATACGGGCGCAGACACTTTTAAGCTCGCTCTCTACACCTCTTCGGCTTCGCTTGATGCGAACACCACGGCGTATACCTCGTCGAACGAAGTTTCTTCTTCGGGCACGAACTACACCGCTGGTGGTGGTTCGCTGACGAACCTCGGTGTTACCGCAACCAACACGAACGCTGAGACCGGCGTTGGCTTCTGCGACTTTGGCGACCTTACCTTCGCTAACGCAACCATCACGGCTCGTGGCGCTCTGATCTATAACACCACACCTTCGGCTAACTCGAATGCCAACACGGCTTTGACGAACGCCTCGGTCTGCGTGCTTGACTTTGGTTCGGACAAGACGGCGACGAACGGTGACTTCACCATCATCTTCCCGACCGCCACGAACACCACGGCAATCATCCGGATCGCCTAATGATCGAAGAGCTCATCAGCCGGGTGTTTTATGCCCGTAACGTAGCCCATTTTGAGCATTGGACTGCCAATGGCGTGGGCGCGTATGCGCGGCATCAAGCACTCGGTGAGTTCTACGACGGTGTAATTGACGCCATCGACAAGCTCGTTGAGGCGTATCAGGGTGCATTCGAGTTGATCGGAGCAATCAAAGCCCCGAAGACCAAAGCGGATGAAATCCTGCTTATTTTGATTGAAGACGCTGAGTGGATCGAGAAAAACCACGAGGCCATTTGCAAGGGCAACCGTGCTGTGGCTAACCTCATTGACGGGGTTACGGACGTTTATCTCACGACGATCTACAAGCTCCGCAACTTGATGTGAGGTAGGTAGATGGCTCTCGTTCTCGCTGATCGCGTACAAGACACAACCACTACCACCGGCACGGGTAACGTCACCCTCTCCGGCTCTCCGCCTGCGGGCTACCAGTCGTTTGCTACTGGCGTAGGGAACAGCAACACTACCTACTATACCATTACGGGCGGTAGCGAGTGGGAAGTCGGGATCGGCACTTACATCTCTGCGAGCACTGCGCTCAGCCGCGATACGGTACTCGCCTCCAGCAATAGCGGTAATCTCGTCAATTTTAGCGCAGGCACCAAGACCGTATTTGTTACTTATCCGGCAGAAAAGTCGGTTAATCAGGACGCTGCTGGCAACGTCAATATCAACATAACTGGCAACGCTGCGACGGCTACTAAGGCAACTAACCTCAACGACGGTACTGCGGGCGCTATTCCGTACCAGTCGGCGTCAAACGTCACGGCGTTTCTGGCATCGGCCTCTGGCGTGTTGGTTGGGGGCAATCCGCCAACTTTTTCGACTACGCCGACCCTCACGGGTACAAACTTCACAGGCATTCCAAACGCTGCGCTCAGCAACAACGCGGTTACCATCGGTACAACGGCGATTTCCCTTGGCGCTACATCGCTAACCCTTGCTGGCCTAACATCGGTCACGCTGACCCAAGACCCGACTTTGGCGCTCCAAGCGGCGACTAAGCAGTATGTCGATACACTGGCGGCAGAAGGCGTTAGTTACCACACCCCGGTCAAATACGAGGCCCCTACGGCTCTTACAGCCACTTACAACAACGGGACAGCAGGTGTTGGCGCAACCCTGACCAATGCTGGCACCCAGACGGCGTTCACGCCTGACGGTGTTGTGGCGCAGGTTGGTGACCGCATTCTTATCTACAACCAAGCTAATCAAGTCCAAAACGGCGTCTATACGGTTACTACCGTCGGCAGTGGCTCAACAAACTGGGTGCTGACACGCGCTACAGACGCAAATAGCTACGGTGTTAAAGACCCAAACAAACTGGGTGCAGGCGACGCCTTCTTCGTTACTTCGGGTGACACAGGTGCCGGTGAGACTTACGTCTGCAACACGGCGGGTACGATTACCTTTGGTACGACGAACATCACGTTCGTTCAGGTTTCCTCTGCGCAAATTTACTCGGCTGGCACCGGCCTTACGCTGACGGGCACGCAGTTCAGCCTCACGACTCCAGTGGCTACGACGCTAGGCGGTACGGGTCTCACGACATTCGGCGCAGCAAACCGTGCTTTGTACTCCTCGGGCACGACTACCCTGACTGCGGGTACGCTTCCGACTGCTGCTGGTGGTACGGGCCATACGTCCTACACAGACGGCCAGCTTCTGATTGGTAAATCTTCAGATGGTACGCTTGATAAGGCCACACTGACTGCTGGTACGGGCATCTCGATTACCAACGGCTCTGCTGCAATTACAGTTACCAACTCGGCCCCGGATCAGGTGGTTTCCATCACGGGCGGTGGTACAACGAGCGTTAGCGGCTCCTACCCAAACTTCAGCATCACGTCGGCTGACCAGTATGTGGGTACAGTTACGAGCGTTTCGGGCACAGGCACTGTTAATGGCCTTACTCTCACCGGTACGGTTACGTCTTCAGGCTCGCTAACCCTTGGTGGTTCACTGACGGGGGTTAATCTCCAGTCTCAAGTTACCGGCACGCTCCCTCCCGGTAACGGCGGCACAGGGCTAACCGGCCCGGGCACTGCGGGTAACGTACTGACGTCGAACGGTTCTGCATGGATTTCACAGGCAGTTAGCAGTATATCACAAGCCAAGGTCACTGGCATTAACTTCATCTTCGGGCTATAAGGACTGAACTATGGCGGCTCCCAATATCCTCGGTTTGACCACCGCAACAGGTAAAACGACGTATTTCACGCCGTCGGGAACCTCGGCTGTCGTCCTCCTGACCAACGCTGCGTCAAGCGGCAAGGTGCTCAAGATCAATCAGATCGTTGCGGCTAACGTAAATGGCACGAATGCAGTTGATTGCACGGTTTCAATTTACACAAACGGCGCTGTAGCGCAGGGTTCGGCTCCTTCTAGCGGTACTGCTTACCCGATTGCCTCGACGATCTCTGTTCCGGCTGACGCTTCTCTGATTGTGGTGGACAAAACCACGCAAATTTACCTCGAAGAGAACACTTGCATTTCGGTAACCTCTGGTACAGCCAGCGGCATCACCTACTCGGTGAGCTATGAGGAACTCAGCTAAGGGGGCGGACTATGTCCCGGCGTTATCGCGGCGGCCTTATTACTGCTAATCCTCCTGCTTGGACTAGTACGTCAACTTCAGGCTCTTGGACGCTTGAGCAGCAGCTTCAAGCAATTGGCTCTGGTGTATGGCCCGTTCCGCTTCCGTACACCGCAAGCTATTTGGTTGTTGCCGGGGGTGGGTCTGGGAGTGGACGCAATGGCGGTGGCGGCGGTGCTGGCGGTATGCAAACTGGCTCTGCTACTTTCACACCGGGGTCGGTTTACACGGTAACAGTTGGAGCGGGCGGTGCTGCCGCTGTTGGCACTGTACAAGGTAATAACGGGGGCAATTCTTCCCTTTCTGGTACCGGAGTCAGTGTCACTTCTACTGGCGGCGGTGGCGGAGGTGCCCAGAACGCATCCCTTAAAAATGGGCTAAGTGGAGGTTCTGGAGGTGGTGGTGCTTATTCCTCTGGTACCGGCGGGACAGAAGTATCTGGGCAGGGTAATTACGGAGGTAATGGCTCCTCGTTTGCTGGTGCCGCAGGGGGCGGCGGTGGCGCAGGCAATCCCGGTTTTGGTGGTGGCAGCGGAGGTGGCGCAGGTGGTTCTGGTTTAGCTAGTTCAATTACAGGGTCATCAGTAACTTACGCTGGGGGCGGCGGCGGTGGTGATGAAAGCGCCCCCACTGGTGGAGCCGGTGGAGCCGGTGGCGGCGGCGCAGGTGGTGGAGGTTCTGACGGAACTAACGGAACGGCAAATACTGGTGGCGGTGGCGGGGGTGCCGGTGGCGCAGGCACTATTGGTGGTAGTGGCGGTTCAGGCGTCGTTATTATCTCCGTACCAACAGCAAACTATACGGGGAATGTAACTGGATCACCCACCGTGACCACAAGTGGTAGTAATACTATTATCCAATTTAACTCATCTGGTAGCTATACAGCGTGAGTTATTGGGGAGAAGTTAAATGAGCAGATACACCGCAAACATCATCACCAAATCCCCGGTAACTCCGACTGGGCCAACCACCACTGGCCGCGCTCCGGGCATCTGGCGCTTGGATGATGTGGCGTACTGGACGCGGCAGGGCTTGTGGCCTAATCCAAGCATTCAAGCACCTGATACGTATTTCCCCTACGTCTCCCTGCTGCTCTCCACTACATCACTGGGCAACGCAAGCAACAACCTGTTCGTGGATAGCAGCGGCGCGTTCAACCCGGTCAGCCGCAACGGCAACACGACGCAGGGTAGCTTTACGCCTTACAGCACAAACTGGTCAAATAGCTTCGTTCGCTCTCCGAGCAGTTATCTCACGGTTCCAAACCCGGCGTCTCAATTTGCTTTCGGTACAGGTGACTTCACCGTCGAGGCTTGGGTTTATTTGAATACAATGCCATCGGGTAATGGGTACGACGCCTCTTACTGGATCGTTGGCGGCGGACCTGTAAATAGTAATACGGGTTTTGACATTGCGATTGGGTCAACCAATCTTCAGGTAGGCCTTTCAAGCTTCGCATCTCTTAACATAAACACTGCGCATAACATGGTTGTGGGCACGTGGTATCATGTTGCCGTTGTTCGTTCTGGGTCAACTTTATACGCATTTATTAACGGGGCTCAACTTACTTCGGTATCTGTTTCTGGGGTGACAGCGGACCCGTGTCTGACTGGCTTGGCTATTTCTGCCGCAGAGCCAACAGGGGCTACATCAGGTAACTTTAACGGCTACATCTCCAATTTGCGTATAGTGAAGGGTACGGCAGTTTACACGTCTGCCTTCACGCCCCCCACCTCTGCTCTCACTGCAATCAGCGGCACCTCACTGCTGACCTGCCAGAGCAATCGCTTCCGCGATGCGAGCACTAATAACCTGACGCTGACCGTGACTGGCAATACCTCTGTTCAGGACTTCGGCCCCTTCTCACCCGCTTATCCCGGCGCAAGCTATAACCAGAGCGACATCACAAACTGGTCTGGGTATCTTAACGGAAGCAGCTATTGGACTGTTCCTACGAGTACCGCATTAGACGTTTGGGACAATGGGTCTGGTTCGTTCACCGTTGAGGCATGGATTTTTGCTACGGCTTCTATCC